TGAAGTTCTGTAATTAATTTTCCTATTTCCATTTTGTTTCTCCTAATTTACTTCTACTACTATTTTTACTATCCATGGTTTTTCTGTGATGAAATAACCAATGCGATTAACCCAATGTTTACCGCTAAGTATGGCATCACCTTCATCCGTGTCTACCCATGTCCAGACATGTTTGTTTGGTTGTTCATTGACGTAGTCCAACTCGTTGCCGTATGTCTCGTACATCAACCCTCTCTCTTCACCATCAGTCCAACTTGCGTGAGGATCCAAATGGTTAGGGATTGGTTTGAACATTTCTTCCCATTGTTCTACTGTTAATATCATTAGTATCTCCATTCAAGGACGTTGTAGATGAACCAGTTGGTGTGCAGATTACTGCCGACAAGATTGTTTATATTAGATTCATCAACTGAAACGTAAATCGTATAAAACGTATCGCCCAGCCCATCTTCTAATAGTTCAACAACCTCAACGTATGCACCAACAGGGTCATCAGTCAATTCATATGGTTGTGTCACATCAAGTGTGAACACCATCCATATTGCTCGTGGCAACACCCATACGAGTGCTGCACAGGCGCACACCGCTAAGGTGTAGCCGAATGTATTTATTGCTATGTTCATTATTTATTTCTTTCTATTTGTTGTTTGTATAAAGTTTCTTCTAGGAAACTATTCTTTGAATGTTGTAGATAACTTCTACTGGCCATTGGCGATGTTCATTGCCAATGATTTCTTCACACCATGTTTCACCATCCTCTCCTTTCATAATCCACACAGCGTTTGTGTCTGGCGCTGCAGCAGGTGCAAGCATGTCTTCCCACACGTCTTCCCATGATGAACCCATCTTGTCTCCACCCCAATACTCAACAGTTATCCATTGGTAATCAGGTGAACCAGGAGCATCGAATGAGATATCGAAACCAAACCTAGTTAGTACTTCCTCTGCAGTGATTGGTACATCACTGACACGGTCGCACCATGAGATGTGTTCGCTTGGATGTTCCTCCTCCCATTTCAACACGGCTGCCATGAACTTGTCACGGTCAATCTTGAAACTTGTGTAATCAATTGAATCTACATAGTAACCCATTTTATTATTTCCTATCTGTTTGTTTTCTTATTTGTCTGTGTCTGTTGTGATGTCGCAACTACGCTCGCTGTAACGCTCGCTGACGTTGATTTCAATATCTGAATCATTGCAATTCTCCAACAGTGAACCACCAATGTCGTCTTCGTCAAGTTCTAGGTCAATGTATGAATCCTCATCGGAACCATCCCAATCCCAATCAACCTTGGCTGTGACTTCAACACTAACTGTGTATGTTCTAGACACGGTGACTGTTTTCTGCAGGCCATCCATACCAAGGTCAACCATCGCATCAATGAACTCGCTGTTGTCATCGATCCAATCAATGTCCTCTGCTGCTTTGTCCATGATGAAGTTACGCACAGTACTGAATATGTTCTTGTTGTGTTTCTTCAACGATTGAAAGTTTTCTGTTGACCTATTCTGAATAGACACCCATTCAACTTCTGATGCTCGCCATCCTGCTTCTGACTTATCTAGTTCAAGAGTAAGACGATTGACATCGCTGGTAAGCGTGGCAATTCGTGCAATCTGGTCAATGTCTGTTTGTTGGTTGTAATTGTTGCTCATGTTTGTTTCCTTTGTTGTTTCTGTTTGTTGTGTTCTGTTTTGTACTTGCTGCCAAGCATCTTTCATCACCCTGCACTTGTAGCACTCAGGGTCTATGTGGTGGTTCAAGTGAAGAACCCCACACGTTACGCATAATTTATCTGTCATGTCAGTATCCAAACTCATTGAATAGGAACTGTTCCCATGTCATCTCTGTATCAGGATTGAACAACCCACTACCTAGGTCGTCATAACCAAAGTCGAACGGGTCAAGTTCTCCAATCATGATAGAACCACGTTTTACCAACGTGATAATGCTGTCTCTTAGTGTTTCTTGATAATCATTTTCCATTTTATTTTTCTTCTTTCTGTATTTGTATAATTTCTGAACTAACAAGACGGCCATGGCTGCCTCTGTCTAGTTCATATCTTTGACGAGCACGAGTATGCTCATCGCTGTACATGTCATTAACACGAACAACAATAGTCACAGTAACTAAGTAGTCATTCTTCCATGATTGTTCCGTATCCCATTTACACATGAAGCACGCCCACGCATAATAACCCTCGCTGCCGTACTCACAATCCATAGGCAAACGCCACACTTTCATAGCGTTAGGCACAAGCCCCATGTCTGTTAGTTCAGTTGAACACACAACACAAGTTGGCTTATCGTGATTAGATGGATAGTAAATGTTTACCTTGTTGCGGAAACTCCACGCAGGTAAAGCTGGCTTTGGTCTAGTGATATTCATTCTGTATTTCTTTCTATGTTGCGTTTATACGGTCGTATAAACTATTTTGCTATATCCCGAACAAACCCGAACGGGTTGACGGAAATCTTACGGGCTTTACCCTTGGCAGTCAAATCAACAAACACGCCACGCTCATTGAAACGATCATCAGTAACGTCACCATCCACAACAGGATTGCCACGCCACACACTAGGAGGCGCATCTTTCTTGTTACGAATAGTCACCACAGCAGCAGTCCCACCAGAACGCACAAACATATCGACATTGCCCATACGCTTTGTTGTGTCGCTCTCGCTAATGGAATAACACAAACGGTAGTTGTCCGCCACCATTCCCGTAGTGCGCAACACAGCAGGATTCTTCGTGTAGTCATAAAACGCCACCGTTGGCAACGAAGTGAACAACGATGGTGCAATCTTGTACCACCGCAAATCACTATTGACATTCAACCTAACAAGCAGATTGTCATACTTCATAGACAACACACGCAGTTCGTGACACAACAACAACATGAACGCTGTAGGTTTCTCGGCCAGAAACAAAGTCTTAACCGTTCTCGCTTTCTGCACCATGTCATAACGACCGTTGCCATTATCTAGTACGCAAGTAGCAGTGCACGATGGCGTACGCCACGCACAAGTTTCCCAACCACTCACGTTCGCATGCTGCAGCGTGAGCCCAACGGTATAGATATCACTCTTACCTAGTTTGGATTGGTTAGCAGGATGCGTGAGCAACTTAGGTGCGGAACACACAAAGCCATGAGACTTGCGGAACTTTGCCCACTCTATCTTTGCCCAACCAACCCAATCTTTCTTGAGTTGTTCAGGAAAAGCAAAGTACTGCATCACAGCAATATTTACTTGTTTGTTCTTTTCGAGCATCACACTCAAATTGTTATTATTCATTTCTATTTTCTTTCTATTGATGTTTATACGGTCGTATAAACTATTTCTTAGACTTTGGATTCCACGGACAAAAATACACATAGAACATCTTGTCCGTGTCAATAACGTGGTGACCGTTGTAGTCACGAACTAACGGATAGGCCGTAATGGAAAGCACATTGTCTTCCACATACAGATTCACGTCATACGGATTATCTGAACGCATACCAAATGCATCCCACTCGTCCGCATACTCATCGTGCTTGTTCTTGCGCATCCATTGTTTCGCCCACTTCTCAGCGAACTTGTAAAGTTCTATTTCTGGTCTCATTATTTCTCCACATTCCCACTAAGGACATGTATCTTGTGAATAGTCAACTCAATCTCATGAGTCAACCAATCTGCCTCGTCTACCAATTCAGCAACCTCGGCTTTTTCTCGCTTGTCCTGAAGATGGTCAACGTACCCATTGAGCCACTCAAGTTCATTCTGTATATTCATCATTATCTTTCTGTATTTCCCGTGACTATCACAGGTAGCAACACACGCACACGTCATGTGTTCCTACCCGTGAGCGAATTTATACGCTCGTATAAACCCACCCACAAGGGACATTACGCAACCTTAGTTGCGGAATGCGTATCGTCTTGAACGAATTCGATCAAGTCAACAAACGCTAGTTCGTTGTCGATTTCCCATTCAATTTGGCGTTCAACCATTCCCATTACTGTCTCTTTTCTGTTTATATTTTCTGCCACCATGACAGAACACAACACACAACAAACACTGTGCGCTCTGTTCCATGACGGGAGACACGTCAAGTGTCCCCCGTCAATGTGGAAGTTTATACGGTCGTATAAATTAGCCCTTCTTCTTCGCAACAAGCATCGCCAAGATTTGGTCTTCCGTGTACTTGCTGGCCTCTACCTTTGCGTTGAACTTACCCTTAGCCTTGTTCACAATTGCAGGAGCCTTAGGAGTCTTCGGATAACGTGCATCACGAATCTCATTCATGCCAGAGAACTCTAAGCAGATTTCCCTGACATCTAGACCGTTATCTTCGATAGCCCAATTGATATGCCCAAAGTTTTGGTTCAAGGTTGAAACCTTGTCAAAATATTTCTTCTCCACCAATAAAGTAGCGAATGCATTTTTACTAATTCCCGACTCTTCCCACAATTCGAAAGTTTCGACCCAACCTTTCAGGTCTAGACCATTCGCCTTATGGAATGTCCGCTTGTAGATACCTTCAAAAGTATCGATGATTTCACTTGCGTTTAGTACGCTTGCCTTGTTCGTAGCCACGTTGGCTCCTTTTTATTTTGTTTATACGGTCGTATAAAGTTTTGTTTATGTTTGGCTCCGCATGGTGAGACTGTCCCATCATGTCTTGCCACTAGTACGGGCGAGCCTTGTGGCATAAGGGTTTCCCGTGGCCACCTCCTAACGGTATAGGCCTAGTGCTATAAGGGTTTGCGGTCGTTCGGTGGCCATTCGTGCCACAGCGAGCCACCAACAGCCAACCATGGGGGGTGGGGCATAGGCCCCCCGTACCCCGTCAACCAATAGGGACTCTATTGAGCGAGGGCGAGAGAGATTTCATTTCATAGGGGGGAGCATCAGGGCGTGTGGTTGTGTTGCTCACGTCTACAGGGCTCTGAGTGGCCTATTAGAAGAGGGTGGGGGGTGTTTGTGTATGGGTCCCCCCCACCTATTTAGTGTTGGGTCCCCCCATAGGGGAATGTTGGCTGTCTCCCTTGGGGTCGAACCAAGACTTTACGGATTAACAGTCCGTTGCACTGCCATTATGCTAGGAGACAGGGATTGTTTTAGCAGTCCCACTTTCGTAAAGCTAGTGCTTTGCGTGTGGGTCGGCCTTTGGAATCTTTCATAGGGCCTGGCATGCCTCCCATGCGTGCGCAGAACGACTCTCGTCGTGCTGCAGCCTTGGGTGACTTGGCTGCTTGTTTGGCTGATACGGGTGGCTTCAGAGTGCCACCTGTTTGTGCCTTGTAGGATGCTCGTCCTTTGGCGTTTAAACCCCCACTAGGGTTTTTTCCTTCTGCACGGGTCCAGGCTGGGGTTGTTTTTTTAGCTGCCATTACTTTTTAGGTGCAGGCTTCTTTTTAGCAATAACCTTTTTTGGTTTGCCTTTTCCGTACATTGGGTGTTTCTTGTCTGCGATTCCGCATCCGCATGTTTTACACATTTTATTTGCTCTTTCTACTGGCTGCCATGTTGTCAACCAGGTTGGGGTAGGGTCGTCCTGCTTTTTTGGCTCGTGCTTTCGCACTTGCCTTTTGTGCAGAACTGAGGGGGGTGGATTTCTTTTTGGGGTTTGGTTTTTCCCATACAGGCTTAACCATTGTGTTGCTCCTTGGATGGTTGGATTGTTTCTAGGGACACAATCCAAGCAATGGGTATGTGGTTGATGTCGCCTACGCATTCGGGTGTGGGAAGCTCTGCTTCAAACAAGGTACCAACCAAAGTAAGATAGCCTTCTTGGCAGTCTTTCCATACACGACCTAAGGTGGTTGCTACGGAATCTTTTGGTTCGTAACTGTCTGTGTCATGCCACCCTGACGATGGGCAGTAAGCATCTAGCCATTTGACTCGCACTTCTTCCCATTCTTTCAACTGACTCAACTCGTACGCATTCACTACGTTTTCTTCTCCTTGTGTGATCAACACCTGCTGTGTTGCTCACGTCACTAGGACTAGTTTTCACCCGTCCCCCCCTACACTCCCCCCCGTTCGTTACCTGAGAATCATTCTCACATAAAACACGTCCTAGGGGGTTACGAAATCCCCCTATATTGATGAGCGAAGAAGCCGTACTTACAAACCCACAAATAGAATATTTGGATTGGTTATCCACAGCACCGTCTGAACGGCAGCCAACCACCAAGGCTGCGTTTGCTCTACACATCGGTGTAAACCGTAAGACCTTGAATCGTTGGGAGCAGCACAAAGTGTTCCGTGACCAGTGGGAACAACGAGTGTCCGCAATCCAGGGTTCTCCAGAAAGAACCCAGAGATTGCTGGATACGCTTTACAACTCGGCTATTGAGGGTGATACCCGTTCGGCTCAGTTGTATCTCCAGGCTACGAACCGTATGGCTCCTCCTACGATTGAAGTTAAGAACGATAGGCGTTCTTCTGATTTGTCTGATGATGAGTTGGATGGGTTGATTGCTGCTATGGCTAGTCGTGAACGGGAACAGCGTAAGCTTCGTGCTGTCTAATGGACATCGAAGAATGCGAGAAGTGCGGTGAATCGTTCCCTAGGGTTTGGGGTTCTTGTCCTTCTTGTGGTGATGAGACTAGCCCTCCTTTAAAGATGAGAGATAACGACTGATAATGGAATTGCATGACCTTCTGAATGAGAAGGAATGGCGTTTATGTAAAGGACCTAGTGATGCTTCTGCTGAAGAGTTGGCGGAGGCGTTCGCATATTTTTGTTCGAACTATTGGTTTATTCGCCATCCTGAGCGTGGCCGTATTTTGTTTGAAATGCGTGAGGCACAGAATGAAACGGTTAAGACTTGGATATCGGCTCGGTATAGCATTGTTCTCAAGGCTAGACAGATTGGGTTCTCCACTCTTGCTGCTGCTTTCGTATTTTGGGAGGCGTTTTTTTGGGCTGACCGTTCGATAGTTATGCTTAGTCGTACTGAACGTGAGGCTGCTAAGTTGCTTCAAAAGTCTAAGTATGGGTATAAGCAGATTCCTGAGTGGATGCGTATGCGTGGACCTGCACTCATTAGTGATAACCAGTTGAAGATGGTGTTCAGTCATGATTCTGCGATTGAGTCGCTACCTAGCGGTAACGACCCTGCTCGTGGTGAATCTGTGTATCGGGTGGTTATTGACGAGATGGCGTTCTTGCCTAACAGTGAGGAGGCGTGGGCTTCTATTGAACCTATTGCTGACGTTGGTGGTCGTATTATTTGTTTGTCTACCGCTAATGGCGAGGGCAACATTTTCCATAGGTTGTGGGCTGGGTCCCAAAACAAAACTAACCAGTTTGAGGGTATTTTCTTTCCTTGGTCTGCTGGTGACCGTGACGATGACTGGTACGAGGTTAAACGTAAGTCGCTGCCTGATTGGCAGCTTGCTCAGGAATACCCGTCTGACCCTGATGAGGCGTTTATTCGTTCTGGTCGCCCCGTGTTTGACATTGGTGTGTTACGAGATATTGAAACCACAGAACCTGTGGTTGGTTATTTAAAACCTAGTAAGGCCAGGAATGTGTTTGATTTCCGTGAGGAAGGTGGGGCTTTAAAAATTTGGGCTTTCCCTGATTTGACTCATGTGTATTGTATTGGGGCTGACGTTGCTGAAGGTTTAGGTCATGGTGACTACAGTTGTGCTCATGTGATTGACGCATCAACCTATGAGGTGGTTGCTGAATGGCATGGACATATTGATCCTGACTTGTTTGGTCAGGATGTTTTGTATGCTTTGGCTAATTACTATATGAATGCCCTAGTTGGGGTGGAGTCAAACAACCATGGTTTGACCACTTTGAAAGCGTTGCAGCGTACGGGTTACAAGAATATCTATAGGCAGCGTAGGTTGGGTCAGCGTTCTCCTCAGGCGACTGAGGTGTTGGGTTGGCGTACTACTGCTGCGTCAAAGCCGTTGGCTATTGACGAACTGAGTGCTGCGTTGCGCAATAAAGAACTTGGTCTTTATAGCGACACAACGATTGCAGAGTTGCGTACGTTTGTCCGCCAGGACAACGGCAAGATGCATGGTTCTCCTCATGATGACCGTACTATGTCGTTGGCTATTACGAATCAGATGATGAAGCATGTGTGGTTGCCTGAGTATTTGCCAAACAATGCTCCGCCTAAGCATTCGTTTGCTTGGTTTGAACAGTTTTTGCCTAAGTCTTCTGTCGAAAAGAAAGCTATTGGTTCATACAACACACGCAGGTAACGAGTTTGACATGATGTATGGCTTCTTTTATATGCAATCTGTGTGCATCTGCGTTTGTTGGCGACCAATTGCCCCCTCGTGGTTCCGTTTGTTTTAAATGCCACCTAAAGGGAATCCGTATTGGGTTCACCCACGGCAAAGAATCTTTTAGTGGACCCACCATTGGTGAACTTCAACGTAAAACAGTTTCTGATGCTGCTGCCAAAGGAATAAAGGCAGAACCAATCGGGAGTCGTTGGATCTAATATGAATTGGTTTATCCCTGTACTTGTTGCGGTCATTACTGGCCCCGTTGTTGTGTTGCTACAACTTCTTCGCAGGGAAAACACAAATCAACATGCTGAAGGCAGAGAACTTCTGCGTGAGGTAATACAAAAGGTAGACAATGTTGGAACCAAAATCGATAACCACATCGGCTGGCACGAAGGAATCAAAGAATAATGAAACTATCAGAATCACAAAAGCAAGTTTTGCAGTCCTACGGACGTTCAGTACTAGCAACGGTCATAACAGCGTATTTAGCTGGAGCTACAAGCTTCTCTGACCTGGCTGCAGCCTTTGCTGCAGCAGCACTGCCACCATTGATTCGTTGGCTCAACCCTAATGATGCAGCGTTTGGTACTGGTTCTAAATAATGGCTCGTACTCCCCATAAGGATATTATTGCGAGATATCGCAACAATATTGAGCAGTCACGCAAATGGCGCAAAGAAGACAAGTATGACCGTGTCTGGCGCAGAATGATCGACATGTACAAAGGCAAGCACTACGAGCACCTGTCTGACGAAGACAGAATGCTTGTAAACATGTCTTTCTCCACAATCAACGTGATTGCTCCTAGTGTTGCTGTTAACCACCCGAAGATTACTGTGGGTGCTCGTGAACCAAAAGATGGGGACCGTGCTGTTATAACTGAAGCAATCATTAACTACTGGTGGAGACACTTTGATTGCCAGTCATCTTTACGTCGTGCTGTTGACGACTATCTAATCCTTGGTCACGGCTGGCTGAAGGTTGGATACCGTTTCGTTGAAGAAGAACGTGTCAAAGAGATGGGTGCTTCCACCAATCCTGCAGACATTATCGATGTTGCAGAAGAGGGTTCCAATATTGAAACCGAAATGATAATCCTAGAGGATCGTCCTTTCGTTGAGCGTGTGTCTCCTTTTGATGTGTTTGTTAATGCCGAGGCTACAAGCATGTCTGATTTGCGTTGGATTGCTCAACGCATTAAACGTCCTTTGCGTGATGTTCAGAACGACAAACGCTATGGTCGTGCAGCCCGTATGGAAGCTGCTCCTACTAGTTGGAGCAAGTATGGCGATGAAGTAAAGGGTGCAAAGCCAAACAGAAACCCCAACGATGCTTTCGTTGAGGTTTGGGAATACTACGACCTAACAACTAAGACAATGTCTGTGTTCTGTAACGGTGGCGACACATTCTTGATTCCTCCACGGACAATCCCTTATGCTTTCGGTCATCCTTTTGTGATGATCCGAAACTATGATGTTCCTGAGAACTTCTACCCAATTGGTGAACTTGAAGCTATTGAGCCTTTGCAGTTGGAATTGAACGAAACTCGTACGCAGATGATGAACCACCGTAAGCGTTTCAGCCGTAAATGGCTATATAAGGAATCAGCATTTGATGCTGATGGTCGCTCAGCGTTGGAATCAGACGAAGACAACGTAATGGTCCCCGTCATGTCAGATGAACCATTGGGTGGCGTTGTTGCACCTATGCCTGCTGTCATTAACCCTCCTGACATGTACAACGTGTCAAACATGATCCTAAGCGACATTGACCGTATCAGTGGTGTTGGTGAGTTCATGCGTGGTGGTGCGTCCGAGATTAGCCGTACTGCTACTGAAGCAGCGATGATGCAAGATGCCATGAATGCCCGTACTTCTGACAAGCTTGCAGAGATTGAACGCACTATCGCTAGTTGTGCTAGGCGTTTAATTGGTCTTGCTCAGCAGTATATGACGGGTGAACAGGTTGTTCGTGTTGTTGGTTCAAACGCTATGCCTATTTGGGTTACGTTTGACCGTGACTACATCGATGGCGAGTTTGACTTTGAAGTAGAAGCAGGTTCTACACAGCCTGTTAACGAATCTTTCCGTCGTCAGATGGCTTTGCAAATGGTTGATGCTATGGCTCCTTTCCTTGGTGCAGGGATTATCGACCTTGCTGCTTTGGCTCGTCATGTGTTGCAATTTGGTTTTGGTGTTAAAACTCCTGAAGCTTTCTTTGCGCAGCAGCAACCAATGCAACCTGGTCAAGAACCAGGGAATCCACAAGGTCAGCAGTCTGGCCCACCAGGAGGTGGACAGCCTGCTGCAGTTGACGCAGGTCAGATGCCACCGTCAAGTAGTGGCGGTATACCTAGTTCCATTCCGCCTCAGGTTCTTGCAGCGTTGCAATCGAACGGTGGAATGCAACTAAATAACATCGCACCGATGTAACACAGGTAACGATTTTCTCATCTTATTAGAGCAACCCATTGGAGGACTCATTGAGTAACATAGAAATAACCGAGGTTTCTGAAGCCCCACTTGATAGTGGACAAGTATCAGATGAAGTGGTTGGGCAAGAGGAGCAGGTTTCTGAACCTTCTTACTTTAATACTGAAGAGTATGCGAATCATCGTGTACGTCTTCCTGTTAATGGTGAGGAGATTGAGGTTCCACTCAGCGAAGCCCTTGCTGGATACCAGCGTCAAGCGGATTATACCCGTAAGACGCAGGAGATAGCAGAACAACGTAAAGAAGTACAATTTGCTTCGGCCATTCAGCAAGCTTTGCAGAATGACCCAGCAGGAACAATTCAACTTCTGACTGAACATTACGGTCTAAACGAACAGCAAGCATCTGATGAAGATGACCTGTATGCGGACCCTGCTGAACGTCAGATGCGTCAACTGGAATCACGAGTGCGTTCTTTCGAGGAAGCACAAGCGTTACAGGAATTGGAACGGACTATAACTACGTTGCAAAGCAAATACGGAGAAGACTTTGATGCTAACGAAATTGTCGCTCATGCCCTGGCAACAGGTAATGACGACCTTGAATCCATCTATAAGCAAACCGCATTTGACCGCATAATGGCACGACAAAACACTAATTCTGAGTATGCAACCAAACAGGCTGAAGCACAAAATAGGGCTTTGGAAGCTAAACGTGAGGCAAATGTTGTTGCTGGTGGATCGTCAGCCCAGGG